AAAGGATTTTGGTGTAATCAAGCTCAGTTGATTACGGCGGGTACTTATAAATAAGCACTTCATACAGAGGCGGCAGTTCCATCAAATTTAATTCATGGCTTCACAATCCGCGTGTTAACACTCGTTAACAAGCCTAGAAAAACGCTCGTCGCCAGTGCTCTTTGGCACCAGCAGGCGAGAACACGCTGCAAGGGAGATGTTTCCTTACTAGGGTGTCGTTGATCAATTTTCTCAAACTTCCTGCTACATTGATATCATGATGTATAATTTCTCTTAGACATGCATCTACATTGTCTAAACACGCTAGGACCTCGTCATCACATTCGCGGACCCAGTTGATCATCTCAAAGGCTGTTCCAAGTTCTATTGGTGCCTTTATCTTCCATGGTTCTTCTTCATCCGGTACAAATCCTCGCTTAAGGAAGCTTGCATCATATATCGGAATGGTCTCATAGGCTTCTCCGGTCTTATTGGCGGGCGTACAAACAAGGTTGAATCTCTTCAACTTCTCTGAAAACGATAGGTAATTAAACCAATGTCTGATTGTAGCTTTCGGTACAATAACCCCATCGTCACCATATACCTTGCTTCGTACCATGGTATCGAATGGGTAATTGTTTTTCTCATTCTCACTTTGCAGAAGATAATAGGCTGTTCGTATATAGTACTGGTTCACTCCTCCGTTCTTCACAACTGTGATCGCTACTCCGGATGGATTTCCTTGGTGTTTGCGATGAACTACATTATTCACAATCTGATATGAATGAATCATATCTTCCGTGAGCAAGAGTCTCGCTCTATTACACTGTTCAGCGGATATCTCGAATCTTTTTCCATAAAAATCAAAAACAATTCCATTTCCATGACTGTCATACCAATGATTAATATTCTCAGTATCTCTCCACATTGCGTCGGGATCCAAAGAACCATCAAAGTTCTGCCAATCAAAATCAAACACATCAAAACCATATTCCGTCAACCAATCGAACATTTCTGTCCATTCGGGACTTAATGGATCAATACCAACTGCACTAAAAGTATGATTTCTCGACTTATAGATAGCAGCTACTGCATCAATCCAAAAGAGTCTGATCAATAGTGTTTCCACAACGTTGCTCATCGTAAAAATTCGGGTCTTTCCGGCTCGTATCTTCATAATTCCTCGTCGCTCATCTTTCAGACAATGAATCTTCACACAAGGTTCCAATTCACCATCTATCAATAATCGTAACTTCCGTTCGAAATCATCTAGTATTCTTTCGTTTACTATCTCATTTCTTCCATCGTCCAATTCCTTGTAAATCCATCTTTTTCCAGAAGCGGCACCTCTCGGTTTGTATTTAACATACGGCCACCCCACAGAAGAATTTGGATTCATTCGTTCGTAGTTCTCCACGGGTATTCCATTAACTAATAGATCCATATCGATATATCCTAGGTTTCTCAATGGCTTAATTCCCTCGTAGATTCCATCCAATTCCTGTTGCACTATATCTAGTGTTCGTCCAGGCAGAGGTAGAGTCTCTTTGGTATATTTAGCCAATCCCAATTGCATTGGTTTCGTCCCTGAAATATTTCGTACATCATTAGCCTTCAAAACTGATGGTTCAGTAATGTGTGGGAAAATTTCATCATGGAGGACTGACGGTCTAATATCTGTCTTGGTCTGCATAACATTTGCCAATTCTGGTGCGCAAGTTCCAATATATTCATAACCTTTCGGCAATGTAAATCTTGGTGCTCCTTGTTCATCTACA